ACTTGTCCTTGTTTATTAATTGAATTAAGAGATCCTTGATTTCACTGACATCATTTTCTAATTTATCAAGTCTCTCTTTTTCCTTACTCTTTGCTCTCTTAAGATTTTTATATGTGTCATAACCTTTCTGGTCTCGATTCACAATCGCGTTTGAGTGTGAATCTCTGACCAGAAAACTATGACCCTCAACTTTAAGATACCTATTGTCCATATTATGCAAGTGCGATAACTCTGAGGTCTCTGATTCTTGGTGGATATGCCTGATTTGTAGAGGTTCCTACAAGTTTAATACTAAAGTATTTAAACTCTGGCAAATTATCAATACTGAATTCATAATCTTTGTAAATCAGATTTTGACTCTCAGATGCAAGTACATCTGTCTTAGGAACTCTCTTGTTGGGGAGACCACTACTATTAGCAAAATCAAGGATGTTTCCATTTACATCCAGATTATCATATCCAGGGAATGGATAGTAAAGTGGTTCAACTTCTGGAGAGTTACTGATAGAGTAGAACGCTCTAATGTCATTGAAACTATTGACATAACCTGCAAGAAGAACCTTGATAGAAGTTCCTGGATTCTCCAGTTCTACTGGTTTATTTGCGTAGATAAACGCAGTTGGATCTTCATTAAGGGATGCAGTTCTAGAGTCATTCTTATAATCCGTAATTGGAGCATTTACTCTATTGGAGATAAGAACCATACCAACTCGGTCAAGGTCAATAACTGGAGATACATTGCTATTTGCTGTAGACAATGTAAACGTCAGTTCCATGGACTTATTGCCAGGGAGATTATTAAGTTGTGCGAGTTCGTTAACTCTAGAAGCAATCATTCTAGGTTCGGTCAGATAAGTATCCTCATCAAGATTGATTGTGGTTTTTTGAGTTTCTTCAAATGAGATTTCATTTCCATCAACACTAGTTGCAGTAATTCCTTTAAGTTCTGCAGAAATTGCTGTTCCTGGCAGAGTCATTGTTTGAACAATAGGTCTAACTGCTTCATATTGAATGTTCTGTGTAGCGAACATCATGTCACCACCACTAGATTTGGCATTATTAATATAGAGTTTGGGAAGTCCCGAACCACTATTTCTATTAACACCATTGATAGCAGTATTAATTCTAATGTAGTAAGAATCAAGAGTAATTGGTCTGTTTACAAGAGCATCTTGAAGAGTATGATCAGTATTGATTCTTCTCAAAGAGATGCCATTGTTCTCATACTTCTGAATAGAAGTCTTCAGTGGATATGTGAAGGTTCTTGTATTATCAACACCTCTGGTGATTCCAGTCAGTTGTCCTGCTGCAACGCCAGTGTAAGATATAATTTCATCATCAAGAATTACATAACCAGGGTTAGTAGATGCAACGGATACATTCTCAAATGTTTCAAAACCAACAGTACTTGCAATACTAATCGATCCAGAATCTGAGTTTGTATACTCAGCGGTAAGAGTTGTTGCCTTAAGATCACCCTTAACACCTTTAATATTTACGGTATTCAGGGTAGAGTGCATACCATGGTTCTTATGATTAACCTTGATGTGCAATCCATCTTCTGCAAGAGTTGCAAGTTCAAAATCACTGACTTGAATATCACCACCAGCAACAGCAACCATTGTTGTGATTCCTGTGCTTGGACTAATGTATTGAAGTGGTTTAGCAACGTTGGTTTCAAATTCACCTTGAACATTATCAATGATCAGTTCATTGATGCCAGTTACATTACCAAGAGACAGTTGAAGATTTCTTCCTAACTGATCATTACCGAAGCTACCAACTGAGAATACATCACCGACTTGATAACCAGATCCACCAGCATTGATAGTCGCAGCAATAGCAACACCATTTGTAGCACCCAGAGCGCCAATTGTGATGTCAGCAGTAGCATTTCTACCATTACCACTGAATGTAATCAGAGGTACGTTAGTGAAGGTGAATTGATTTCCATCAGATGGAGTGTAACCAATACCAGCATTAACAATTGTCAGAGCGCCTGTGGCAGATCCACCAGCACCAACATAGTCACCACTTACATTTGCATCCTTTTGAACAATAGTGTTACCGATTACAAAGTTTGAGGTATCAATGATATCATTAGCGGTAACGATTACACGCTTAGATTCAAATTCAAGAGCATCCTTAGTAAGGTTTGCAATTTGCTGATTACCTCTAGCAAGTTCGGGGTTAAAGAAGGAGATAGTAGCACTTTCTTCAAATCCTGCAGTATAGAGATTCATCTTGAGATCTTCATACTGAGAAGCATTCCAAGTAGAACCGTTCTGAGATTTGAACAGAGAACCGAGGTGTGGTTGTGCAGATACAAGAACTTGTCTAGATTCTGCTTGCAGAAGTGTACTTACGTCTACTTCACCCATTCTGGAAATCCAGACGGTATACTCATTGGAATCAGAGAGAAGAACAACACAATGCTCTGTATTACCATTCAGATAAACTGGTGCTGGGAATACGACAGTTGTAGGAATTGTTGCATCAAAAGATTCTTCAATGTCGTCAGATTCAAGAATTACTTCACCAAATGGGTAAACTTCATTAGAAGGATATCCATTGACCATTGGTCTCAATTGTACTGTGACAGGTAGAAGTGGGTCCTTCGTTCTGAAGAATACTTCAACCTCAGTTACAAATGCTCCTGGATCATCAACAATCGAGAATGATTGCGCCAAGGGGTCTTTACCTCTTCTACGCGGTGGTCTCGGTGGACGTGGCGGACGAGGTGGACGAGGGGGTCTTGGGGGTCTTGGAGGACGTGGTGGTGGCGCAGGACGTGGCCTTGGAGGATTAGGTCTCGGTGCCGAAGGTCTTGGCCTTGGTGGTGGCGGTGGCGGTGGTGGCGGTGGAGGAGGTGGTGGCAAGACTCTAACACTAGTCTGAGTACTGTTAGTTACTGCGGTTGTCACCTGTACATCAGTTGCAGGTCTCGACTCAGATGCTGTTACTCTTTCAAATCGTGGTTTTCTAGTAGATCTGATAGTCTCTTGAACATTATTAAGAGTACCCGAAGCAAAGTATGCTTCTTCTCCACTCGTGACAGTAAGACCACCAAGATTACTATTAACAGAACTGCTGGTAAGTCTGAATACCTTTGTGCCTACTTCAAAGGTTGGATTTGTTGGATTATTTGGATTTGGAATAAAGAACGTACCAATTACCGTTCCAATTCTATCAGTTACTAATTTAACATCAATAACTTCTGCTTCACCGTTAGCACCTCTAAGGCGCATACCAGTTCTAACCCAACCAGTATAAAGTGACTGATTGCTCTCAGAGAGAGTTCTGGTATCTACATTAAGAATGATGGAAGAACTTGAATAGTTCTCTGGAATTGTGTAGTTCTCGTCATATGGACTGAGTGTATATACATCAGTGGGTGCATTAATTGGTCCATACTTGTGGTTGGACTGAGCAACTCTGAATGAAATTGTTGGAGTACTATTTCCAACAGTAGGAGTTGCGCTGGTTGGCATTGTGCCAGTTACAGTCTCACCAACAGAGAATGATCCACTAATCATTCTAATTTCAAGTAGTTTTGGAACAACGAAGTTGTTTACATTAGTACCATCAAAGAATCCATAAACTCTGGTTCTTGGTTTGAACTTTCTACCAGTAAATTCAATATTACGTGATCTCATAAATGCGATCACATCAGAACTTACAACTCTGTCACCTTCATTGATGACTTCAGTCTGTTCAGAAACTCTGAGTCTATCGCCAGTTCTATTTTCTGTACCAGTTCTAGTAGTTGTAGTTGTAGTGGTTGTTCTAAAACTATTTGTAGTGGTAATTCTTCTACCACTTTGAGACTGTCTGCTACCTGTTTGAACCGTGCTGCTTGTGGATGTAGTAGAAGATCCAGTCCATGTTGCTGCCCAAGCACCCCAACGTACAGGTCCAAGACCTGTTTGTGCATCATAACCAGCAAACTCAAGTTGTAATCTGGTTTGAGTGTAATCATCTACATTGATTCTCTGTGGTGCCAATCTTACCTGGTCAATCCAGATATCTGAGGTTGGGAAGAGTTCAATATTACCAGCGTAAGTTGTAACCAGATATGGAGTTACGTTCTCAACTCTTGTTGCGAATGGGTTCTGAATTTCAAGACTATCAACATAGTTAATAGTAACTACCTGACCAGTTCTTCTATAGTTAGAACCAACAATGTCAGTTACAAATGCGGGACTTACATTTGGATTTGCTGTGGTTCCAATACCAATCAGAGATCTGGAACCGATTAACATATCAACTTCAGTTGTGAAGTGAGAAGGTCTCAATTCAGTATTAACTGGGTCGATAGAGTTGGTAATACTACCAGCTTTGAGTTGATTCCTAGTAGTTGTAAAGTTATCAACAAAAATACCAGACTTGAATCTAGTCAGACCACTTTCATCTGGAATGATTAATGCTTCAGTCTTTGCTTCAAGCAGAGACAGTGCAGTATAATACTCAAGATTTTTAATTCTATCCTCCAGAAGTGCAATGTCTTGCATTCTGTATCTCTTATGAGACTTCAGAGAAATGCTTACATTCTCTGCATTACAGATATATGGTGGAAGTTCTATTGTTGCTACTTCCAGGGCATTTTCAATTGGAAGTGGGGGAAGAGGAGACTCACTAGGAACACCCTTCAGCAGTTGGAATCCTCCGTCTGGATTAAAGTACAGTTTATCAATTCTAGGAAGATAGTGACTGTAAGATATAAGAATAGACTCGTCAGATGCAAGGATATTCTTGGCAGAGTTTGTTCCGTCTTCAAAGGATCTGGAATTAAACTCAAAAGGAGATACAGAACTTGAATTAGAATCAAACTGTCTTACTCTTGGTCTAATATCAATAACGTCGGTTAATCTTGTATCATCTTTGAGAATTGGAAGATCACAATAATCAAATTGATCATAAGAAGATACTGTTGTCAGATCTCCCTCAGTAGAATCTGTATATTCTGCAGATTCAAAAATAATTCTTAGTTGTCTTCTTGGTGCCTTAGCATTGGGTTTTCTAATCAGTCTAGAGTAATCTACAATAGTTTCTCTATGACCAGAATCTAAGGTAAAGCGATTAAGAATGTTCTCATCACCCTCATCAAAGTCATTAATTGTGCCAGTAATTCCTGTGGTCTCTGTGAGAACAGATTCTCCAATTTCAAAACGCAAGTCATTCAGATATACAACGCTTGCTGAAGATGAATTTGGTCTTTCAATAAAAAGACCAATAGCACCACTAGTTTGACCAACAATCTCTTCACCAATAACAAAGTCTTCAGTTTTACCTGTTGGACCATTCAAATTAAACAGAGAAATTGATGGGAGATTTGCAACTCCTGTATCATTTGCTTCAAATACAGCATAAACTTTGATTACGTCTGGTTCAAGAAGACAAACTTCTCTGTCTTGAACTCTAAGACCATAACCATAAGAACCATAAGTAAGTCCATCATTTAATGTGGTCGATCCAATACCAGATGAAGAAAGTTTAGACTTATTGACAATAATAGAATTTGTTTTGATCGAGTTTTTGACTTTATTAGTTACATTATTCTTACTTAAAGTCGCAATTAAACGTCCAGAACCAGTAACATCAAGACCAAAGATTCTTAACTCTCTTCCACCATTTGTGTATCTGAATTTATCAGCAGTTAAGATTTCAAATCCACCTTGACTATTGATAAGGACGTAACGCTCTTCATCATAGGGGAGGAAGGTCTCATTCTCTCCTGCTTGAATTGTATTAGTTGCGTTAGCAGTAATTGTTACGTTAAACTCTCTCTTAATAGAGATTGTTGATTTTGTAAGGTCTACTGAAGAGACGAACGATTTTGGCAGAGGAGTGTATAAAGTGTTGTCGGTTGAAGATTGGAATCGTGAACCGAGGACCTTAAAGTCGGAGGGAGTAATGCTTGAGGTTGGCAGACCGCCGTCATTAATAAGTGATACTGTAGTAATGCCAGAAATGATAATATTGTTAGAATCAGTAATACTGTCAACTTTCGCATAAGTCTTAACCGATGTACTTCCAAGAAGACTGTTGGTAAATGATACCAGATCTCCAATTTTTACAACACCAGTGAACAGTTGCTCAGAAGATGTTACTGTAGAGATTCCTGGTGCAGATCCAGACTTAGGAGAAATTGTGATTCCACTAAATTCTGCTTTGGCATACTGCTTAACATCACTGTTAAAGGTCTGTCCAGCACCAACGCTACTATACAGAGACTTTACGTCAGCAATACTGTATTCTGTAACTGCTGTTGAGATTCTTCCATCATCAACACCATTAAATACCAACTTTTCTCCTTTAAGGAAAGAACCCTTGGTTCCATAAGCGGTTACAATACCAGTAGTGGTGTTAAAGCGTAAGTGTGCGGTTGCACCACTAGACTTGCCTTCAATATAAGTAGGTACATTCAGTGTGGTTGACTGGTTAATACTAATCTCAGTATATGGTTGAATATCATACAGAGTAATATCCCACTCATTAATATCAGATGCTACACTAGAATACGATCCAGATTCTAATGCATGGTCATATACGCGGGCAAGACCAATCTCTTTACCAGCAGGCGTTGTGCTTGTGACACCAATTCTAGAATCTCTAAGACTAATAGTTGAAGAAGTGCTGAATCCAATTCTAGGAGCACCGAAAGTTCTATTCAGTGTTAAAGTTGGACCAGTAAAATAATTAACTGCTTGGTCCTTTAATGTTTTGACAGTTCTGGTCTTTTCAAAATCCAGATAATGAACTGTTCCAGAATCTACTTCAAAACCACGAATAAATGCTTTACCTGGAGAGATCTTATATGTACCAAGATCATCGCTAGGAATATTATTGTTGTATGTTAATTGCTCTTTTGTAAAGATACCATTATTGCCTTTACGATCATCAAGAGATTCTCTAGCATGAATAGAGAATGGTTTTACATAAAAGTCACCAGACTGATCGTAAGTTCTTCTTGCCAGCTCTTCTGCTAACTCATTATATTGTGTTCTATCTTGAATATGCTGTAAACTACCATCTCTGATGAGCATCAACTGAACAAAGTTTTCACTTTTATCAGACTCTAATGGTTTTTTAGAGAGTACAGCACTAATTTTTAATCTGTCCGCACCAGGTGCAGCATAATTATTGAATCCCTTTGCATTGTCAGTAAGGGTATTATCTTGACCAGAAGAAATAACCTCTTCAAAAATCTCAAGACCAACTCTATAGGATGGGTCAGATTTATGTGCATCGAGAACAAGAGTCTGTCCAGGAACCTTTACAAAAGTTCCTCGCAGAAAGTATACACCTTCCGTTAAAAATACTGCAGAACCAATAGATGTTGAGTTGATTGGTGCAGTATTTGCAAATCCCTGACCACTCTGGAAGTTTACTACAGGAGTCGAAAGATTGTCTTCTAAAAGAAGAGTCTCGTCATCATCAAAAGTATCCTTACCTTCATTACCAGCACCAACATAACTTACAAAGAAGGTATAATATCCACGTTCAGATGCTGCTGTTCCCTCATAAAAAACAATTTTTGCAAGTACATTAGAGCTTTGTCCTCTAATATAGACGTTGACTAGTTCGTCGGCATAACTTTCAATAGGAATGCCAAGATACTCTGGTTCGACTTCAACTGCAAATAGTGTATTATTGTAGTTAACTTGACCAGGTATGACAATAGAACCCTCTTTGAACAAGTGGGTTCCGATTTGTTCAACTTGATCCTGAAGAACGGCTTGGAGTGACGTTAACTCTCTTGCTTGAACTGGTAGACCTGGCTTGAATAATACTCGGTAGTAATTCTTCGCTGGATCAAAGTCGTCAAAATAAGGAGATACGTTGAGATTAGTTTCTTGTGGCATAATCCTTTAGAATTGCAAAATAACTTTGATATCTTCTCTTTGGTTTACTGACCTAGTAATCGAGGGTCTATTGTCCACATAAAGTATGGTTCCAGAGTATTTTTCAACCTCTGGACTTGCTACACCCTTAATATAAGTCTGTCCCAGGTAGTATGTCTTATTATTTATGACGGTACTAATACCTGGATTGGTATCAGTTCCGAACCCTTCATCAATAAACAACTCCTTACTTCCACCTACAATCTTTAGAGAACCTCCAGTTTGAAGGGTGGATGTAAAATTGTTTTGAGAGAATCCATACTCTGGATTACTTCTCTGAGTGCCATCAGTGTTAAATCCAACAAGAGATCTATCTTGCCAGTATCTTAAAACACCTGTTTGTGCGTTATACGAGATAACTCTACCGACAGCAGTAACACCTGTTCCTACAGTTTGGGTGATAACAGTATTTGGTTCAAATGTAGTTGTTTTAAAGTCATCTTGATTTGGTGCTTGACCTTTTAATACCAATCCATAAAGACCACTTGCTCTATCATCAGTCAAAATTGTATTGGATTGGAATCCTTTTGGATTTTCTACAATACCAATTCTTGCAACAGATGCTCCAGTAACAAAGTCTGGATTTTGCTCATCATTCTCAATTCTGGAGTAAATCAGAACGTTAGTAGACCCAAGTTCCGAATAAACGTCAGATCCGTGACCACCTGGGGGTGGAATAATAACATCAAAAGTTGGTGTTGTTGATCCAGTAGGAACATTACCTCCAACTAAGTCAACACTTCCGTAAGTGTATCCACTACCACCATTAGATACGGTAATTGACTCTACTTTTGAGTCATTGTTAACAACAATCGTACACTCTGCACCAGTTCCATCTCCTCTGATGGGAACTCTAGAGTATGTGATATTTGGAGGTCCAACAAGGAATCCTCTGTTTGTAATAGTAACAGTCTTTAACTGTCCACTAGTAATTGCATTATTTCTAACTGTTTGATAGACTGCATTAGTCTCCCAATCAACAGGGAGTGGAATAAAATTCAAAGAGTCAAATTTAATAACGTCACTGGGACTAATTGTATAAAGATACTTCCAAATATAACCATCACCACTAGTACCTGCAGCTCTTGGTTCTAGGTCAGTAAAGAGAGGTTCGTCCAGAGAAGGTCTGCCATTTGGGTTCTCTGGGTCAATACCATTGTTAAGACAGATATAAACACGGAACTCACTGTTTACAACATAATAGTTGGACGCATACAAACTTGTTTTGTTTGATGGTCTAGATAAATTATTACGATTTACATCATGACGATACATGTCATAGATGGTTGCAGATGCCCATCCAATCTTTCTAACAACTGGTCGAATATCATCAGCAGATATCTTCTTGAGAGCGAGCATCGTATCGTAATACGTATTCGCATCATCAAAACAGTCTCTTGGAGAGGGTGGGGAAGTATCCCACGACGCCGATACTTCAGAGGCATTAGGGAGACCAATGAACGTGTAATACGATCTATTAGCGTCCCTAATTTTCTCAATAAAGTTCCTAGCGTTGTTTACTCTCAATAAGTCAGTTATAATTGCTGCCATTTGTTGAAAGAACTTTTTCTATGATCTATTTATTAGGAAATATAA